ATTAAGACCAACTTAAAACAACAGGAGTAATACATATCATGGCAACATCATTAGCAGAAATCAGAGCAAAGTTACAAGCGCAAGACACACGTAGTTCAGGCAAATCACAAGGCGGCGGCGACAACGCAATCTACGCACACTGGAACATTGACGAAGGTGCTACAGCACGTATCCGTTTCTTACCAGATGCAGATCCAAAAAATACATTCTTCTGGGTTGAACGTAATATGATCAACTTAGAGTTCGCTGGCATCAAAGGCCAAACAGACAGTAAAAAAACAACAGTACAAGTACCATGCGTTGAAATGTGGGGCGAATCATGCCCAATCTTAGCAGAAGTGCGTACATGGTTTAAAGACGCTTCATTAGAAGAAATGGGTCGTAAGTACTGGAAAAAGAAATCATACTTATTCCAAGGTTTTGTACGTGAGAATCCATTGAAAGATGATAAGACTCCGGAAAATCCAATCCGTCGTTTCATCATTAGCCCACAAATTTTCAACTTGGTTAAATCAGCATTGATGGATCCGGAGTTAGAAAACTTGCCAACAGACTACGCAGGTGGTTTGGACTTTACTGCTACTAAGACAAGTAAAGGTGGTTATGCTGACTACAGTACTTCAAAATGGTCACGTAAAGAATCTGCATTAACTGTAGACGAAGCTGAAGCAATTGAGAAACATGGTTTGTATAACCTTGCTGACTTCTTGCCTAAACGCCCAAATGAAGCAGAGCTTAAAATCATGAAGGAAATGTTCGAAGCATCAGTTGATGGACAACCATATGATGAAGAAAAATGGGGTGCGTACTTTAAACCACGCGGTTCATACACTGCAAATGCTCCGGCAACTACTACTGATGTAGCTGCACAACCAGCAGATCGCGCAGTTGTTTCTGAACACGTTGAAAGCATTCCAGCACAAAGTTCTGGTCAAGGCTATGTAGCACCTAACAGTGGTGCAGTAGCAACAGACGTTCCATTTGAAGCAGATGAAGTAGCAGTTAGTGCTCCAACAGCACCAGTTACTACTCCAGCAAGCGGTGGACAACGTGCTGAAGACATTTTAGCAATGATTCGCAATCGTCAAAAGACAGCTTAGTAGTTAATGTATAATGGGGGCGCAATGCCCCCAATTCGATTAAAGGATAATTTTGACTAAATTTCAATTAGTGTTTGCTTCGTCGGGTGATAGTATACCGTTCGAAGTTACTGCGAATCAAAATCTGTTTGATTATTTTGTAACGAAAATCAATACCGATAACGAAAATCAATTTTTAAATAATCACAAACTATCTAGTGTAGTAGAACAGCGGGTAGGTGCGCTACATACTAACATTAGTAAAGTTAATGAACTATTGCCATTATTAAATGTAACTCCGGTTGAAATTAATTTAGTGCCAGCTGCATATCTAGATCAGGACTATCTGAATAGGGTACATGCTGATTGGGTAATTTCTCAAAATATTGAATTAGATATTGATAAATTACGATTTTCGGATAATATAGAAACAGCTAAAATTGGCAATCGATTACATCATATGTATCCCGATGAAATTCGAATAGTAAAAATTGCAGAAGTACTAACAAAATTGGACTTTATTGAGACATACGAAGCTATTAATTTAGCAGTACATTCTTTAGAAAATACATTCAATTATGACTATCTATCATTTGACTCGCCGGCTAAGTGGGCTATATTTGACAATCCGTTTAAAGATAGTATAATAACTAATAACGGTGTTACTAATTTTAATTTTGGATATACCTATTTAGGTAGAAAATATTACGATAAGTTTGTAAATTTTGATAATGAATTAATATATACAGATCATTATAACTTTGAAAAGTTGGAATTTTCATTTAATATAAATTTAGCCAAGCCGCAGACTATTCCATTTAGCAATGAATTTTTGGAATGGTGTAAGAAGCATAATATACCTCCAATAGGCAATGAAATACCGATTGGCAATATCTTAGATTTAAACAAAAATTTATCGTTGTATAGAGAAATATTGTATAGAAATTCTAAAGAAAATAACAAAGCATCCATTGTATTACAATAAACAAGGAAAACATCATGGCAAAACCATTTGACGTAAGTAAATTTAGAAAGACCTTAACTAAGTCTATCGACGGGTTAGGATTTGGGTTCAATGACCCAACGGATTGGATTAGTACAGGCAACTATGCACTTAACTATCTAATCAGTAGTGATTTCAACAAAGGTATCCCACTGGGTAAAGTAACAGTATTCGCTGGTGAATCTGGCGCAGGTAAATCATACATCTGTTCGGGCAACGTTATCAAAAATGCACAAGATCAAGGTATCTATGTAGTACTTGTGGATAGTGAAAATGCATTAGATGAAAACTGGCTTAAAGCACTTGGTGTGGACACAGATGAAGGTAAATTGCTTAAACTAAGCATGTGTATGATTGATGACGTTGCTAAAACAATTAGTGAATTCATGAAAGAATACAAAACTCTCCCAGAAGATGGCAGACCAAAAGTGTTATTTGTAGTTGACTCGCTCGGTATGTTATTAACTCCAACAGACGTAAACCAGTTTGAAGCAGGTGAAATGAAAGGTGATATGGGTCGTAAACCTAAAGCACTTACATCACTTGTACGTAACTGCGTAAACATGTTTGGTAGTTACAACGTAGGGTTAATTTGTACAAACCATACATACGCTTCACAAGATATGTTTGACCCAGATGATAAAATCAGTGGCGGTCAAGGCTTTATCTACGCTTCGAGTATTGTTGTAGCTATGCGTAAACTTAAACTTAAAACAGACGCCGATGGTAATAAGACTACAACAGTTAATGGTATACGTGCGGCTTGTAAGATTATGAAAACACGTTATGCTAAACCATTTGAGTCAGTGCAAGTCGAAATTCCATATGATACTGGTATGAGCCCGTACAGTGGATTAACTGACTTAGCTGAAAAAGCTGGTATGTTGGTTAAAGATGGCAACAGACTTAAATTCACTACAAGTGCCGGTGAAGAAATCAAACAATTCCGTAAAGCCTGGGAACATAACGAAGATGGTTGTTTAGACAAAGTTATGAATGATTTCGGCAAGGTTGCAGTTACGCTAAGTACTGATACAACAACTGATGAAGAGGAAGAAGCATAAATGAGCATTGATGTAGAAATCTTAAGTGAAATGTGGCTTACAGTTAAAGAGTATGTATCACAAAAAGACAGACAAGCAGTAGCAGATCATGTTATTAATGTTGTAGCAGACCACAGCATTACAGAAGCAGATCTGAAGAAGTTTGGCGGTACTGATGCGTATCTGCGACGAGCAGTTGAAGAATACTTAGGCGAAGAAGCTGAACCCGAAAACGACTACGACGACGAGTAAATATGTGGTATAACAAAGTAGTACAAAATATTGGCAACTTACCTGACTTCATTGATTACTATAACACTGAATTAGATCAAGCAAAACGTGAAGTTAAGGTATACGGCAATATTGAAAAAGGGTTAGCATCATTGCCAGGAGTTACAGAGCAACGCTTTAATCAGTTACAAGAGATTGAAGCGGTGCTTAACTTTCTCAACATCAAACTTCGCAAAATCCGCCAAGACCATTACAAAAAGTATCTCGAAAGCTACGCACGTGCGTTAACTTCTCGCGATGCTGAAAAGTATGTCGATGGTGAAAGCGAAGTAATTGATATGGAAACTATTATCAACGAAGTCGCACTATTGCGCAACAAGTGGCTCGGCATCATGAAAGGGCTAGAAGCAAAATCATACATGATCGGACATATTGTTAGACTGCGTACAGCAGGAATGGAAGATGCAACAGTCAATTAATCCAGTAGACGAATTATTAGAGCAATGGGAAGAAATGAAATATTGTTCCTCTCATATTACTCCAACTGACGACATCGACATATTAGATTATATGCGTCGCAAAGGGCAACTTATGGCATATTCACAAGAATTGCGCTATGCAAGGTTGCAGAATAATACAGAAGTTGAAGCAGAGTATACAACAAAATTTATAGAAGCATACACTAACTTCAGCAGAGACTTTATTTTTAGGATTTTAAAAAATGGCTAGACATGCACTTAGGGTATTAAATCAACTCAGAGAATACGATAGTTTTCTTGACAGTTTACACACAATTGTAGACATGGGTTGCGGAACCGGCGAAGACATTACGTGGTGGGCAACATTAGAAACACGTGATGACCCACCAGTACCACACAATTATAATTGTTTTGCTGTTGATCGCGACCCTGCTAAACTAGATCAAGTGCCTGATCTTAAAAATATACACAAAACTAAACAAGATTTTAATACACGTTGCATACCCGTACAAGCTGATTTAATGTGGGCACATGATAGTTTACAGTATAGCACTAACCCAATCGAAACATTAAAAGTATGGAATGAGCAAATGAATGTTGATGCTATGCTAGTATTGAGCATACCGCAACATTCCGGAGTTGCAGACAATAGGTACTATAGTCGTACACATAGCGGATGTTTTCATAACTTTACTCCGACTAGTTTAATTTATATGCTTGCAGTAAATGGATTTGATTGTAAAGATGCATATATGCTTAAAGAATTTAATGATCCGTGGATTCATATTGCTGTATACAAATCAGATGTTGCACCGAAAGATGCAGATACAACGTCGTGGCTTGATTTAATTGATAGTGGATTATTGAATCAGACTGTAATCAATTCAATTACTTCATATGGTTATTTGCGCCAAGAGGATATTTTATATCCATGGTTAGATAAAGAGAACTATTTTATTGATTATGTAAGCCAACAGACAGTAATTCCTGCAGAAGCTGTACACAATGATGCTGGTGTAGTTAATACTAAAAAACAAGCCAAAAAATCTACAGTAAAGCAAGCGAAACCAACAAGGGTAGAAACTACAATAGCAAAACCGGTTGGTGTAATGCGTCCACCTAAGAAAAACTATGATTAATAAAGTTGTACTTGTGACCGGCGGGTTTGACCCGCTTCATTCCGGGCATATAGAATATTTCAAAGCTGCTAAAGCACTTGGCAAGATACTTGTTGTTGGTGTGAATAGTGATGCCTGGGTAGCTCGCAAGAAGGGCAGAGCATTTATGCCATCTACTGAACGTATTGCTATTATTGAAAACTTAAAGATGGTTGATCATTGCATATTGTTTAATGATAATGATAACACAGCCATTGAGGCAATTAATAACGTAAAACTAATGTACCCTAACAGTCAAATTATATTTGCCAACGGTGGCGACAGAACAGCTAATAATATTCCAGAAATGATAGTCAATGATATAGTATTTAAATTTGGCATCGGCGGCGGTAATAAGCTCAACAGTAGCAGTTGGATATTAGATGAGTGGAAAGCACCTAAAACTGACCGAGAATGGGGCTATTATCGTGTATTACATGACGTTCCGGGCCTAAAAGTGAAAGAATTAACCATTGATCCGGGCAAGCGCCTAAGTATGCAGAAACATTACAATAGATCTGAATTATGGTTTATTGCAGATGGTGAGGCAACGGTTAGTGAATATAGCATTGTTTATCCAACTGCTCTACAAAATCCACATCTACCTAAACATTCGACCCATCGCATACCAGAAGAACAATGGCATCAACTTGCTAACCCATACGACAGACCCGTTCGCATAATTGAAATACAATACGGCGATATCTGTGTTGAGGATGACATAGAACGTAAAGCATAAATACACTATGCGCAAATTTATTGACCTTATTAAACTAACCGAAGCAATGGCACAACCAACAGTAGACGAATTTGCGTCTATGAAAGCAATCATTGCAGGCAAAATTAAACAATTACCTGATGATGATGAAACTGCTAAAGCACTTCGCGAAATCGAAGACTTGCTTGCACACGTTGGTGGCGGTGGCACAGGTGGTAAGATTGGTATGATCAATGGCGAACTTGCTAAGATTAGCGATCCAACAGTACAAGCCGCACAAAAAGAACTTGCACGTTACATTTTAAGTTTAGATATGACCCCAGCTCAACGTGATGAACTATTTAAACTATGGCGCGAAGATAAACTTGTTGACCGTGCTAAACTATTAAGCAAAGGTAAGAAAACATTTGCTGACATTGTTAACAGTTATCACAGCAACCCAGCTATTAAAGAGCTTACGAATGATTTAATGCGCATAGCTGCATTAGGACAAGGCAAGGGTGAGTTTGCATTATGTGTACTAAGCAAAAGCATCAGCAAACCACCTAAGGGAGATTTGTTAGTTGATGGCCGCAAGATTGAAGTTAAGACAACAGATGGTGGTGCTGGCCGCTTTACTGACCAAGAAGTACGTCCAGGCAAAGGTTTCGAACAAGCCGCACGTGAACTAACTGACTTTGTTGTAAACAATGAAGAAACTCCGTTTGCACTTCCTGGAAGTGGATTAAGTCTTGCTTATGCGGCTAAGATTGCAAGTCAAATGGCAGACACAGATAAATTTGTTACATTATGTAAAAACGTAATTAATATTATTTTTGATAGTAGTGACACCTCAGCAGTAAACAGAATCAGCGACGCAATTAAATCAGGTAACGCAGGTGCAGCATTACAAGAATATGCACAACTAAGTTTTAACTATTACATGAGTAAGAAAGACGACGAAGGTGTATTATACATTAACGTAACTAAAGACCCGATATCAATGGTTTACTTTGTTGATGCAAGCGAACTAGCAGCAAGTGGTCTACGTCTACATGCCGGTACAGTATACATTACAAGTGTTGATGATATACGTCTACCTTACCCGCAGATGGAGATTGTTGATACTACGTTTGGTGCTAATGCCGCAGCCGCAACAGCTAAAAAAGCCGCAACCGCAGAAAAGAAAGCTGCCAAGGCAACAGCAGATGCAATACGTAAACAAGTAGATGGAACCACTCCTACCACAGGGCTGACTCCTCCTGGTGCAGTATCTACTCCTGCTACGGTCATTGACCGTGCTACTCGTCCAGGTTCACAAATATCCGAACATAGGCGAGAAAGACGTTGACATTCAGGTAATTCCGTGTTACAATAGTACTTTAAATAACAACTTAGGGTATATATTATGGCAAACAAAATAGCGTCAGTTGAAAAATACAACATTGATAACTGTGATGCTGTATTTGGTGGTAATCGATTCCAATTAATTTTAGCCGCAGGTGTTCGAGCACATGAGATTGCAAAAGCTCGTGTAACTGCATCACGTAACGCAGGAACAATTGCAGATCAACCTAAGTATGCAAATCTTCCAGCAGTGCAAGCATTGCTTGATGTAGAAGCAGGTACCTGTGGTGTAGAATACTTAACTAAAGTCGGCAAGCAAATAAGACAATAATTTATCCGGGCCTGTAGCTTAATGGTAAAGCGGAGAACTCATAATTCTAGGAGTGCTAGTTCAATTCTAGCCAGGCCCACCAAACAACACTACCCCGGTGGTCCAAGGAATGGGCACCGTTCTTCTAAAGCGGCTTATATTGGTTTGAATCCAATCCGGGGTACCAATATTTAAATATAAGGAAATATAATGTCAGATTTAAATGAATATGATTATGAACAAGCAATGGCAGAATTTTTAGCTAACGGTGGCGAAGTAAAACAAATCGCCCGTGGCGTACAAAGTGAAACAGCAACAACAAACTTCTGGGGTGCACCAAAGAAAAAAGCCGCAGTAGAAGCAGTAAGTGAACTGGGCGATACTGCTGGAATTGACATAAACGATGTTTAGCTTTTTTAAAAAGAAACTAATATTGGTCGGCAGTCGTCATAACTTGTCGGATATCAGCGTAATTGCGACAATGAATAATTATAAGATTGTTGGAATATTAGATAAACATTATTGGGGCAATACTCCGGAGATTTGTGGTATTCCTGTGATAGGGTCTGAAGAGGAATTACTAGTACCTAATAATAAATGGGCAAAGTGTAATTTCTTTCCAGCAAATTGGTGGGATGGTAAACAAGCACGTGGACAAGAGTTTGATGCAGATGCACTTAGACGAGACCGATTGGAGTTACTCGACAAGTCTGGAGTCAATGTAGTGAATTTAATATCGAAAGAAGTGCATTGGTTTCATAATAAATCAAATTTAGTAATGGGTAAGGGAATATTAATTTTAAGTAATTCTAGCATAGGCGAGAATATAACTATAGGCGACTACAGTGTAATTGATTGGGACGTTCGAATAAACAATACTGAGATTGGCCGTAATAGTATTGTTGGTACAGGAAGTTTATTGGCGCATGTTAAGGTTGGTGATAATGTTCGTATAGGTGCTAGGTGTACATTGATACCTAGTAGAAAAAAAGACTTGCTCACGATAGGAAATAATGCTATTATATATCTTGTTAGTTTAGTATTAGATGACGTTGCAGAGAATGGAATTTATACAATGCACGGTAAAACTAGACAAAGATTCAAAAAATCACCGGATATAACACCGGTTCAAAAATAAAAGATAAATAATTAGATAAAGTGCTTGACAAAGATATAAATAGAATATATAATAGCAGCATAGTAAGAAATTAATTAAAGGATACGAACGCAAAATGTTTAAAACGTGTAATCAATTTAAGAAATCACCAGTGCAGATACTTGCCACGATGTCTTATTGGTCAGCGATTGAGACATTAGGCAGTAATGATCGTACACCGCATAATGAGGGTTTAAGTTAACGTTTATTTTTATATCATAAATGAATTTTTACTTAAACCCTAGGATTAATACTTCTAGGGTTTTTTGCATTTAAGGAGCCGAAGATGGATAAAAAACAAATTGTTCAGAAGCCGACTCCAGAACAAAGGATTGTGCAGTTAGAACAAAAATTAGAAAGGGTAACAAAACTATTAACAGAAAACGTTAATCTTTTAAAGAAACTTTCTAAGTAGCAGTACGTGGCATGCGAAACGAGCTCGCGGCACACACGTTAAATAGGCAAAGGGGCGGACAAGTGGATGGCATGTTCTTATGTGAACAGAAAATACTTGTTATAATAAAGTACACTAATCGGCAACTAGGTCCCATGCAACGTGGACTATGTCTTAGGCGAGTAATTAGTGTACTTTATTATACGCATTCATATGAGTGCGTTAACAGTTTGTAGATAGTCCTGTTGGGCCAGGAGCCTAGTCATGCTAGGTCAAGATCGCAACTTGTTGGGTTCGATTCCCAGTCTACAATTTAACAGGGCTCCTATCTATTGCCTACGGGGATAGCTTAGGAGTTATTTTATAACTCTCGTTCGCCTAGTCTGGTATGGCACTTGCTTTGGGAGCAAGAAGAACGTAGGTTCAAATCCTACACGAGAGACCAATTGTTACAACCGCTGATTTAAACTTAATTGCAGGCGGATAAAATGCTAAAGGAGGATTAATCATGAACGAACATGATGTTGAGACATGGGGCTTTGG